GGAAGCTTCAGTGCCTCAATGAACTTCATCATAAACTCAGGATCAATGGTATTTCCTATATTTGGATTACCATAATCTGTTTCTTCTATATCAATCTCATACTCTCTGCTCTCAGCAAAAGATAATATTTGTGGAAATAATCCAGCTGATATCTCACCAGTAATCTGATTATATAATCTTATCTTTCCGTCCCATAGCCGATTACGATATGCCGGCATAAATTTATATCCGGGAACGTAGAATGAAAAGAACTCGCGTAGTTCTGCTCCTACTCCTCGTTCACACTCTACTCGTAAAGTAGCGTGATTTAATTTCCTGACTCGAATTGTTTCCATTTGATTATGTTCGATATAGTTTGGTGTCGCCATTTTAAGTTGTCTATTATTTCTGATAATGTCTCGGTTAGTGTTTTCCAGTATTGTATTTTTTCTTCTGATTTTTGTATTTCGGGGTCGCTGTCATAATAGTAATCCATCTCACCTTTAAGTATCTTTAAACCTTCAAACGGATCAGGCTCCCACCCTTTTTCTTGTACAGTTATCTGATCCATCTTACCATTATAGTATAACCATTTTTCTTTTAATAGTTTCTTTTGCTCAAACTCAGCACGCTTCAATTCAAGCTTTGAGGTTGACCAAAGTTGTATATACTTAGAATGTAATATTGGGGTTTGACGAGATGTTTCATCTATTTGGTAGTTATCAATTATACAGTCTTTTTGCCACATTTCGTGGACTTGTTTCAAGTCAATCATTATATCTCCAATAATATATATTAACCAGTTACAGTACCAGTCACGTCAAAAGAGTCGGTAATTGCACCAGTCGTTGCATTAAAAACTTTTATATCAAAGTAAGTAAACCTAAATGACGCGCCAAAAGTTAAGAATGACTCTGCACCACTTGTTGCCTGAAACTGAATATCAGTTAATGCTGTTGGTATACTATCTCTATATATAATCTGAGCTATAGGGTTATTTGAACTATTTAGTATCGATAACGTAATGTCAGATTGTGATGGTGGTTTCTGTGTAGCATTTGTAAATCTATCAAGTGCTGTCACATTGTCCTGATCAAGTATGCGTCTCATCCAGTTATGCATTTCTGTATAAGACTTCATGTCTTCATCTAATATTATATTTGCTAACATCTCATTATAAGTGAGCTTATCACCTATAAAAGGTATGGCAGCAATTTTCTTATATCCTACATCTGCGGTATTCATGATCACACCAGCATGCGTAAAATCTTGACAAAAGAATTCTAAGTTAGGATAGTTTTTTCTATCAATAACCAGCTTAAAGCCAGTAGGTTGTAAATAGTTAAAGTTACTAGTTAGTGCCATTCTTACACCTACAGTTTATTCCACCACAACTACCTTTCATCGGTTTAAACAATAAACCAAATGACATGCCTGAAGCTACGAATGCCATGAATACAAATGTGGTTAGTAAAAATATTTCCATAATGTTATTTATATAAAAAAAAGAGGAGCTTTCGCTCCTCTCTTAATATTAAGTACTAAGACTTAAGCACCTAGAATATTGTCAACTCTGAATATTCTGTAGTACTGGTTAGTCTTAACTGCGGCTAGGCCATCAGCAGGTGTAGCACCTACGAATGGGTTAGATGCCATTCCATATCTGGTTTTAAAACCAATTTTTGGTTGGAATGTATCTTCACCTACTGCACGTACCATTGTTAATGGAACGTATGGGCAGTAAAATAAGCCAGCGTCGTATGGATTAGTACCTTTATATCCTACAGTTACGTAGTTCTGTACAGCATAAGGGTCGATGTAGACTTTAGTTCTACCGTTAAGTGTACCAGCAAAAGTATTACCTGTATCGTCCACATTCAATGATGTGTTCATTGCAGGTGTATAGTCTAACATACCGGCTGCATGAAGAGCAGATGCTACGTCAGATGCACATACGATAAAGTTTCCTTTGCCTCTACGTGTCTCTTTTGCGATGATGTTACATTCTCTTTCGATTTGTAACACTAGGCCTTTGAACTTCTCCACTGACCATCTACCATCCGCATCTGTCTGAACATTGAATATACCGTTCAGGGCAGTGTTAGATTGTAGAGCACCAGTTTTAGCTTGAGAGTTAATAGTTCTTACAACTTCTCTATTGATTTCAGCTAAGATCTCAGTTGACAAGATATTTGCCAATTCTGTCTCAGCATCAAGACCGTGAATTGCCTTAAGGTCTTGAGCTAGTTCTAAGCTGTATTCAGCTTTAAGAGCTCTTGACTTAGCAGTCACAGTTGATTTCTCAATAGTGAATCCCATCTCTCTGAAAGATGAATTTCCTGATGAACCTAACTTCTCAGCTTCAGCTGTAGTCATACCCGGAGCTGTAAGAGCTGTAAGTCTGTCGTCATCAACTGTGCCAATATTAGCAGCAGCAGTTACGCCAGCTTGTGAGTCTCTTAAACCTGATACGTTATCAGAGTCGTGAGTTCCGGCACTGTCACCAGAAAACTGAGTTTCAGCTTCGTTGAATAGTGCTTCTCTATTTCCTGTTGCACCACCGCCATATCTTGACTTCATGGCGAAGATTAAGCCAGTTGGACCAGACATTGGTTGCACACCACAGATGTCATATGCCATTAGGTTTGGCATAGCACGTCTTACAAGTGCGATCAATACTGGATTCCAATTTGCTACAGATGATGTTGCGTTTGCTGGAGCAGCCTCATTAATCATTCCTTCTTCTCTAAGAGCGATTTCCTGATTCTCAAGTACTGCAGCAGTAACGGCTTTTTTATGATGATCGGTGATGTTACCAGCTGACTCTTCGTTCAAAACTGGTGCCCACTTTTCGATCAACTTATCGTATGATACTGTCATTTAGGACTCCCTATTTAATTGCAGTTTTCTTTATTGCTTTAAGATAAGAATCCATTGAACCTGATGTCTCAACTACTGGAGCGTCGTCATCCTCAATGATTTCTTCCTGGGTTTTAGCTGTCTTAGCAAAGTATGACTCTTTTAACTGAGCAACTTTCTGTGCGAAAGTTTCTTCGTCATCAAAATCAACGTTTTCTGCTAATCCTTTTAGCTTTTCGACTTGAGTTTCAGCTAAATCTTTAGTTGCCTCTCTAATGATAGACTCCCTCTTATATAACTCTAACTCTTCAGCCATTTGAATTGACCTTTCAGTTGATTCATTGAGTTTAGACTCAAGTTCTTCAACATTGTCGGCAAGTTCGTCAACCATGTCAACTTTGTCCTCTGGCACCTGAATGTGTGACTCAGTGAATAGGTCTTTTAACTTATTCATAAAGTCTTCAGCAATTTCAGTTCTTAAGCCATTTTGGATTGCTAACTTGTTGTCTTCCATCCAGCCCTCAACTACGTAGTTTAGGTAGCTGTCTACTTTTTCCACAAGGTCCTTCTTGGTGCTTTCGATTTCTTCTGAAAGCTCCTCGTTATACTTCTCTTCTAGTCTGTCAATCTCTGCATTTACTTTTGTATTGATTGCAGCTTCAAAGATAGTTTCTGCTTTCTGCTTGAATTCATCAGACAGTGTAGCTTCCTCATTGACAAGTGCTTTAAGATCGTCTTTAAAGTCGACCTCGACCTTTACCTCTTGCGTTTCAGCAATTGGCTCGCCATCAAATGCTTCAGGATCAGTACCGGACATTTGTGGATGCATATTACCATACGCAGCCATAATGGCTTTCTTGTCCATACCTTGCATTGTTCCAACCATAGTGGCAATCATACCAGCTTTGGTCTTAGGCATTGGATCTTTTTTAGTGTTGTCACCTTTACGCTTTGGAGCGCTTCCAGTGGCATCACCTGCTTTGTCAATAGAAGCGACCGACTGAGCTTCAGCATTTTTAGGATCGTGTTTCATTTCCAAGATTTCCTCATCGTCTTCTTGGAGTTCCACGTCCTGATTTTCGATATTTTCTTTATCAGTCATTTTTGACTCCTATTTACTATTTTTGAGTAACGAGAGGAAATTTTTAAATTCACGTACTTGTGTCTCATAGAGATCAGCGCGTGGAGCTTTTTTAATTTCAGTCTCCATTTTTTCAATTGTTTGTGCTTCTATAATACCGTTATTCCAAACCCATTCTACACCTTCCATTATCCCATTAACGAAAGCGCTAGGTGCGGATGGATCTTGCACGATG